TGATATACCAACCGCAGACTTGCCGTGGGCAACTGTTATGCATCCTGTTACTGATCCTTCAATGCAAGGACTAGGCAACAGTCATTCTTTTCTTGTTGAAGGTAGTTGGGTAGTCGGTTTCTTTTCTGATTCCATACAAAAACAACAACCTATCATAATGGGTACTTTGCCTGGCTATCCAGATGCCGTTGCAGATCCAAAAAAAGGATTTAACGATCCAAACGGAAAATACCCCTCATCAAGTTTAGGTCATTCACGACATGGTATTAAAGAAAGTGATGTGAGTCGTCTTGCAAGAGGCGCTGATTCAGAAACACACAGTTCTTTACTTAAAAGAAGACTTAGAAAATTAGAAAGTGTTCCGCTTGCAACTAAACCAAACTTGGGAACAGTATCAGATGTATTAACTACAGCTCAAACACGAGAAGATTGGGCAGAGTTAGATCCTAAATCTGTTACTTCCTCAGAAACACCATATACTTCTGCGACATATCCTTTCAATCATGTTTTTGAAAGCGAGTCTGGACATATATTTGAAATAGATGATACTCCTGATGGAGAACGACTACTTAGAGAACACAAGTCTGGAACATTTGAAGAAGTACACCCCGATGGTTCAAAGGTTGTTAAAGTTATTGGAGATGATTATGAAATCGTAGCTGGTAACAAAAAGATTTACATTAACGCAACAGGTAAGGCAGAGGGATTAGACCTTACTGTTAGAGGTAATGTTCGTCAGTATGTAACAGGAGATTATATCCTTGAAGTGGGTGGTGACTTTATTCGTAAGATACATGGAAACGAAAGAGTTAAGATAGGTGCTTCGCCAGGCGGTGGAAACCTTGAAGAAGAAATAAGAGGGAATCACGCATTTAACATTTCAAACAATGTTAAGGGGCGTATCGGGGAAGATGTTGATGTTACCACAGAAGGTAATGAACAAAGAATTAATAACGGAACATATAAGTTGGTCGCCAAGAGTAATATTCTTGCAGCTACAACTGGTGGTACTTTAACACTTAATGCTAGTGGTAATGTTTCGATTGATACTACCTCTGGTATTATGTCAATCAAATCTGGTACAACTTTAAATATGAAATCTGCAACTGCAATGACTATTGGTTCAGAAACTACATTCACTGGAACATCAACTGGTATTGGAACATTTACATTCTCTGGTGATGGAAGTAACTTTATTGCAAACAATGGGTCTAGTGTTGCTATCGGTCTTACAACTCATACTCATACTCAAGATGCAGATAGTGATGGTGACACACAGGCAACTACAAATGTACCTAACGCTTAGGAAAGTATAGATGGCAAATTTTAAAATACCCGATCTCTGTGGTGCAAGTCTTGAACTTAATCTTGCGTCATCGAGGATTGCAGATTTAGAATCACAAATAACTTCACAGATAAATGCAGAGGCATCTGCTGCAAAGGCTGCTATTGAGAGCAAACTTACAGATGTCAAATTAGGACTTGATGGACTTGTTCCAGATTTACCAGAACTACCAAATCTAAATTTTCAATCAGAACTTACAAGTCTTATATCTTTTGACATATCAACTCCACAGGGGTTGACACAGTACACATCAAAACTCAATGATTTAAAATTAAAGTTTGGTGATACCCTTACTAAGTCTGGAAAAGATTTTGATAGTTTAGTATCATCTGCAACTGATGCTATTTCTGGTGGTGGAAATGTTTGTGGAGTTGTACCCAATCTTGAATTGCCTGCAGCAGGCGGAGAGGTTTTAGAAAAAGCAGAAGGTGTAAAGGCTGCACTTGAAAATGCTATAGATGAAGAAGTTTCAACTGTATCAGATAATGTTAATGCAACTGCACTAAAGGCTGAACTAGAATCTACAACTGCATCATACGCAGATAAAACCACATATGAAATAACTGAAAAATCAACAAACATAACAACACCTGCTGGAACTAAAGTATCAGCTACTACAAAATCTGATGCTGGTGCTTCGGGATATTCTGAAAAAGGATTTGCTTATAAAAAAGGCAAAAAAACACTTGTCTATATTAGTCCAGAATTTCGAGCAATAATGGATTTAAAAACACCAGATGGAAAACCTGTAGGTGGTGTGGCTAACAAAGCAAGAAAATACAAAGACTTTGATATACCAATTGATGCTGTCCAATGGCTGAACGAAGAAGCATTTGATTATAGTGAGCTCAGTGATTTTATTGAAAAAGAAACATACTTCCCAATGCCAACCAAGATTTTAAGTGCTGGTGCTGTAGAAGTTAGGTTAAATGACGCAGGCACTAAAGTAATAACAACAGGTCTTATATATCGGCGTTCGGGCACTAAAGTAACAAAAAATGGGGATATTGTCACAAAAAACCTCGCCGCTTTAAATGTAAGTATTGTTCAGGATGCTGGCGTTACTTTCTTTGAGTTTGATGGCGAACAATATGACTTAGCAGAAGTTACTTGGGATTATATAAAAATAACTTATGAATATAATGAAAAAATAGATGCAGGAATTAAAAAAGACGAGTAATAAATTTCCTAAATAGTATATAAACTAGGGGTTCTTACAGATGGCGCAGTTTGATGCAACAACAACCAATAATAGCAAACGTAGTGCTAGGATATATTCAGACATAGATTTGTTCTTTGGAAAAAAAACTTCCAATGATGATATTCAAAGCATTACTGATATTAAAGCTGTTAAGCGTTCTGTTCGTAATCTGGTATTAACTAATCATTATGAAAGACCATTCCACCCAGAGATTGGTTCTGGTGTTCGGGATATGTTGTTTGAAAACATGACTCCAATTACAGCACAGATACTTGTAAGAAAGATTGAAGATGTAATTAGTAACTTTGAACCAAGAGTAAGATTAGTAGGTATTACAGCAAACCCAAACTTGGATAAAAACTCATACGAAGTTTCGATAGAATTTTATGTCGTTAATGCTCCCACAGAATTAGTTGACTTATCCATAATGTTAGAGAGATTACGATAATGGCAGTAAACGACAAAAGACTTAGAGTTACAGAACTTGACTTTGATGATATTAAAGACAACCTAAAAACTTTTCTAAAAGCACAGAACCAATTTACCGACTATGACTTTGAAGGTTCTGGTATGAGTGTTCTTTTAGATACACTTGCATACAACACACACTACATGGCTTACAATGCTAACATGGTTGCAAACGAAATGTTTTTGGATAGTGCATCTCTACGATCAAGTGTTGTTTCACACGCAAAGAAATTAGGATACGAAGTTTCCTCATGTCGAGCTCCTAAAGCGACAGTTAATATTTCTCTTACAACAGGGCTATCATCAAGAACAATGCCAGCAGGCACGACATTTACAACAACAGTAGATGGTACAAATTATAACTTTGTTACAACCTCTGATATAACATCAAACAACTCTGGTACTAGTGTAAACTTTGATAGCACTTCAATCTATGAAGGAACTTGGATTACATCAAAATATCTAGTAGACAGTTCTGACGAAGAACAAAGATTTATTATTGATGACGCAAGAGCAGACACAACAACACTTATCGTAAAGGTACAAACATCTGCAAGTGATACCTTTACTAGAACATATACTAAAGCAACTGACATTTCTGAACTTACTGATGCAAGCACAGTATACTTTTTACAAGAAGTAGAAACAGGAAAGTTTGAAGTATACTTTGGTGATGGTGTTTTAAGTCAAGCGGTATCTGATGGTAACATTGTTTCTTTACAATATGTTGTTACAAATAAATCTGAAGCAAATGGTGCAAGAGTGTTTAGTTCTCCCTCTGCTATTAATGGTATAACAGATATTACTGTAACAACAGTAGGTATTGCAACTGGTGGTGCAGAACCAGAATCAATAGCCTCTGTTAAATTAAATGCACCTTTAGATTATGCAGCACAAGGTCGTGCAGTTACAACAAATGATTACAAAACATTTGTAAGAAAACTTTTTGCAAATGCTCAAGCGGTTTCTGTTTGGGGTGGGGAAGATGGAAGTTATGATACAAGTACAGGTGTAAGTTCTACACCAGAGTATGGTAAGGTTTTCATTTCGATAAAGTCTACTACTGGAAATAGTTTAACTGATGTACAGAAATCAAATTTGGTTGCTGGATTATCTCCATACAAAGTGGGTTCTATTACTCCTGTAATCGTTGACGCAGAAACAACCTTTGTTATTTTAAATACAACAGTTCAGTATGATTCAAGTGCAACCACTTATAGTGCAACTGAATTAGCCACTAGAGTAACTAATGTTATTTCATCTTACAATACATCAGACCTACAAACTTTTAATGCACCATTCAGACATTCAAAGTTATTAGGACTCATTGATAATACAGACAGTTCTATTTTGAATAATACAACAACAGTTATCATGGCCAAATATATTGTACCAACATTAAACACCTCGACTTCTTACATCTTAAATTTTAATAATGCATTTTATTATCCACACGAAGGACACAACAAAGATAGGGGTGGTATCATTTCTTCAACAGGATTCTCAATGAGTTCTATTGATTCAACAAAAGAATATTTTTTAGATGATGATGGTTCTGGTAATCTCAGAATATATTATTTAGTTTCTGGTACAAGAGTTTATTCTAATCTTAATGCTGGATCAGTAGATTACACAAATGGAAAAATAACACTAGACCCAATTATGATTTCTGCTATATCTAATGTTGATGGTGTGGTTTCTACACAGATTCGCGTTACTGTAATTCCAAACTCATAT